TTCTGCTTTACATACGTCAACAATTTTCTTGGCGTTTACAATTGCTTCAATATTATTGGTAGCTGGTATGTCGATTTCCCATACATCTGGTTCTTCAAAACCAGGTTTATCTCCATGGCTATCAATATTAGAGTAAGCAACTTGTACTCTATATACTTTCATAGGTTGCTCTTGTACTTCTATATGATTCATAGTTTCCTTTCTTCTGTCAGTTGATACAAAAGTTAACAACTGACAGAAGGAAAGTACATTGACACAGGGTAGTGATTGAAACCCTCCTTCATCAGTTGCATATGTATAACGAAGCTACCTATCTCTGTACTTATTTACCATTGGTATTAAGTTTTAATAGATAGCTTGTAACCTACGTTCAGTATTTGGGCAACAGGGCAGTTAACCAGTCTTACTAATAGGCTACAAGCTACCTACATTATGGACAAATGGCTAGTAAGGGGAAACAAACTAGCAATGTAAGTAGCTCTGCGTTGTCAATTACAGTGTATCTGCATTGAATATTTTATCAACATTGTTACGCATTGATTCTAATTCATATTCATGTTGGGTATATATTTGTTCGGTATCTTCTGGTGACCATGGATATGTACTTACACCATCACCATTACCTAATTCAATATCCCATTTGTTTTCTATTTCAAGATTAAACTTGATAGCAATATCATTAAGTAATCTAAATGGTTCTCCCCATGCAGACTCGAAATAAAATTCTAATGTTCTTGTATCATCTACAGTTTCATCAGATAATAATTCTGTCTGACAATCTCCCCATTTAGTTCCCCAATTATTATATTGCCAATCAATTGGTTTATATGTTTTATGTTCTTTAATTAATCTATCTTTAACCATATCCATCATAGGTCTAACGTCATCACCATCTTCGTACCATGCGTCCACAGTAACACCGTCTATACTTCTAGAACCTTGATGTAAGTTTTGTAATTCAATTGGCATTGGATTACATTTAGTAAAGTCATAATAGTTTTCACCTTTATCATCTTTACCTATAATTGTTTTAAGAAAGTTAGCAACGTCAACTTTGTTACCAACTATTTGTGTATTGTTATATGTCCAGTTAGGCATTATTCCTCCTCTAATCCTATTTGTTTACTCCATTCTTCACGTGATATACCAGTCATTGCAAGTTTCATACCATGAAACAACGCTAGTAAATCATCAAAGTATTGATTGTGTAATGTATCTGCAGTTTTGTTTTCACTCCAGAATGTAACATCAAATGTATCCATCCAGTTGTGTATAACTGTTATTTGCATGTCTTGATTGTGATAGTTTTTAAACGCAAGTGTTAAACCACCACGTTGATATTCTTTTGATTCTTCGTGTTCAGTAAGAACACATTTATCTAAATCAAAATTAACTTCTTCTGCATAAGCTTTGATTGCATCTGCACTGTCTGTATACATACGCATTATTCTTCCTCCTTATTTATGTTAATTGCTATCTCATTGAGTTCCATCATAAAAGTTTTCAACTTATCTGGTGCATTAAACTCATTAAGAAATTCAGTAAAGTCATTTCTAATTTCATCATTAGCTAATGTCATAGCAATAAATTGCATTTGAAATTGACTATCTTCTTTAGATAGTTTGTCAACAATTATCATTTGAGTTTTAGATAGAAATTCTATTTTAAAATAAATATCATCTAAAATTTTATGTAATTTATTGTCTGTTTTATTGTCCATTATTCTTCCTCGTTTATAGTTTTGTTGAATGCTTTGTCAACTTGGTATCTAACAGCTTCGTCCAGCATAGCTGCGAATCTAGATACCTCTGGCAAAGCACCATTGTTCGTCCATGTTATTAAGTCTGTTAATGTCCATCGTATTACAGTTCGTAATTGATTTGCATTAAGAGTATCTAATTTATCATTGATATTCATATTTTCCTTTCATAGTGTGACTGTCGTTGGTCAAGAGTTCCAACGACAGACACACGCATACGATATTAAAATGGATTTTTATCCGTGTATAGATTTTCATCTATCATGCTGTCATCTAATAACTTTATACCTAAAGTATTTAAGTCAGCATTTAGATTGTTATCTGATTTGTCTTGATGATACTTAGCGAGTCCCTCGCCAATGTAAGATTCAAGACTTGTCATTTGTCCATTAGTTAATAATGGTGCAATGACATCTATTGCTTGTCGTATTGCTACGATATCCATAATTTATCCTTTCGTTATGCTATATACATAGCCAGCAATATATTTATAATATACTGCAAGCTATATACACTCGTCACTTCTTAACTGCTTACTCCACGTCATTGCGTGGGCTACTTCAGCATGTTACATTAGATTATTTATTACATAGTATTCCCCTTCAAGTCTATGTTCCTATGGTTTATAGACTTTACTCTCTCTACATTTTACAATATAGAGAGTGTAAAACCTATTGGTTTTTAATAGGGTGCAACTTCCTCAAGCACTTCAGTGCTTTCAGTTGTCGCTGACTCGTTAGAGTCGCTAGCAGATTCTTCTGCTTGAGCTTGCTTTTTAGCAAGATATGTTTCGCTTTGCTTATGCAATGCGATTACCTCGTTGATATCGAGATAAAGTGGAATAGTTTGCAAAGAACCATTAATGTATCTTTGCACGAATGTGCGCTCACGCCATTCGGTTAGTGTTTTACCAGTAATTCCACACACTACTGGTTGCATTGGTTTTGACATAGAACTCCTTTCAATATTTGCTTATGTCATTGATATATATTTATTATACATATCAGTCAGCCTTCTGACTCCAAGAGTCTGAAGAAGGCTGAGTGATATATATATTACTTGTGATACACAAGATATATATAATCACTGTTGTGTTCTACGCCACATTCGTGGCAGTATGTATCAACTTGCATTATTATTTATAGTTACCTTTCTATATTAGAACCAGCACATAACACAAACATTCGTTTGTTTCTGGCTCTAAACACATTGGACAATACAATTCATTATCATTCATAATTAATCCTTTCATAATATATCTACTGTCCTGAACTCAAGAGTTCGGAAGGACAGTAGATATTTATTAACTATTATCTAAATAGTAACTTAAGCTGTTGAATAGTATTTGGCTTACGCTTGGAAACTTCCCAAGCATTTTCGCCATTTAAATACACTTTTGTGCTACAAGCACCATAGTGTATGTTAAGCGGATAGCTTTTACCATTCTTAGCTGGTTTCCAATATGCATCTTTTTTATAGACTATTGGATATAAACAGACATTACATGTCTTTTTATTATTAAATTTATCCATTGTTATTCCTTTCTTTTAAATAGATAAAGATACTTTATAAGTATCAGTCAGTATTCTGACCACAAGTGGTCGGAAGAATACTGAATGATAATTACTCACTGCGATACTCTCGTCATGCTGAGCTCGTTGTATCGCCAGGTTTGTTCCCGATGGTTGCCATACATACTCGTATCATGAACTCCCTACTTACTCGTATGTATCATTGCAACTAAATACTCATTAAGATTAACTCCTTTCTAATAAGTATCAGTCAGCATTCTGACCTCATAGGTCGGAAGAATGCTGAGTGATAATTACTTTTTAATTATGGTTACAAACCTTGTCGAAACAAGCTTTTGTACACCAACAGTCTTCATAGTTGAATTCGGCTAACGCCTCATCACAACAACATATATTATTCATAATTTATCCTTTCTATATAAATAACTATCCGACCTCATAGGTCGGAAGGATAGTTATTTAATTCATCATATCCAGCCAGACATTAGCTGGCGGTGGATTATCGTTACGTTTAAACCAGATATATTTTCGTATACGAAATCTATATCTTTTAAACGCACACTCTATTGTGAATAAATACCATTTTATTTTATTCATAATATCCTTTCTGTCGGAAGGTTCGAACTCAGAAGTTCGAGAACCTTCTAGACATAAAGATATATAATTCATTAGACATACAAGGCATGTTAAATAACTATATATCTCTATATTTTAATGTAATAGGAAGTCATACTGTCTGACCTCAGAAGGTCAGAAGACAGTATGTCTTACTATTTACAAAAATATAGGATACTGTATAGAATATACAGTATATATATAGTTTGACTAGCAGATGTTAATCTTGGTGTCTTACATATAGTACGTAAGGTCTAAAAAATATGCTGGTAATCTTGTACAGAAACCCTGTCAGTAATTGGCTTTTAGGGCATGAGCGGGCATTAGGCTTATGTGATTTGACTTAACCTTTTCTAGTGTCCTTGGGTACTGCCTTTGTCTTTCTAGTGTACTGATTACTCAGTGAGCAGCTTTCTGCATCCCGATTGCACCTTCACCTGTAACAAAATACTTGTGTTAAGTGTTTGTAATTAACTTGACTATAGCATATAATTCTCACTATACAAACATCTAAAGAAAGATAGTTAAACAATGGTTGATACTCCCAAGAATGTAGTCTGTATAGCTGAGGGCTGCAGGAAAAGATTAAAGGGTAAGCAACGCAAATTCTGTTCTCCTACCTGCCAAAAACGACAGTTTGCTAGAGATAAATATTACAACAAGCAAGATGACGTAAAACCTATTAATATAGAACGTAAGTCTGACGAAGGCGACTACGCTTCTGTTAGACGAGGACAGCATTACCGAGCTTTCGTAAGCGAAGGTATAGCTGATGAAGTTGCAACTGGCGATATGACAGTAGCACACGCAGCTTCCCTCCTTGGTTGCACTTCTGCTACTGTCAGTCGCATGCTTGCTGCCTACAAGATAGACAGTAGAAACGCAATAGCAGCAGAAGATTGGGAAATATCAGCAGATGCACAAAGTGCATTAGAAAATTTTTCCGACTTCCGACACAAATATTTTCGCACCGAACTAGGCAAACATTATGACACTGCACCTTTTCACACTAACTGGATAAATAACATTATAGATTCTATAGATAACGGTAAAGAATTATTAATACTGTCACCCCCACGACATGGAAAGACAGAACTATTAATACACTTTGCTGTATATCAAATATGCAAAAACCCTAACGTACGTATTATGTGGGTAGGTGGTAACGAAGATATAGCTAAGAACGCATTGTCTGCTGTGTTAGATGTATTAGATACAAATGAGGAATTACAAGAAGCATATTGTCCACCAGGTACAAACTTTAAACCAGATAACAGGTCAGGTAAAAACTGGTCACAAAATCAATTTACTGTAGGTACTAGAACAGTTTCAGGTATTAAATCACCTACAATGGTTGCTGTAGGTAAAGGTGGAAAAATCCTATCACGTGACTGTGACATAATAATTGCAGACGACATTGAAGACCATCAAACTACTATGCAACCTGGTGCTAGAGAAAGTACAAGACAATGGTGGACTACAACACTATCAAGTCGTAAAGAGGAACATACAGCTGTAGTTGTTATTGGGTCAAGACAGCACCCTGATGATTTATATAATCACTTACTAGAATCAGATAACTTTACAAGCATTGTAGAAACATCACATGCTTTAGATTGTCAAATACCAGAACACTTAGAAGAAGAACATACTGATTGTATGTTGTGGCCAAATAAACGTAGTTTTAAATGGTTAATGTCACGATTACATTCTGCTGAATCTACAGGTGGTAGACAAACATTTGAAATGGTTTATTACAATCAAGCATACGTAGAAGGTACGCAAATATTTACAATGAATATTATTGACCAATGTATGCGACCTGATTTAGTACTAGGACAAGTGTATAGAAATTTATATCTTGTTGCTGGATTAGACCCTGCATCATCTGGTTATCAAGCATCTGTATTATGGGGTATAGACCAGTACAGAGGTGAATTATATTTAGTAGATTTAGAAAATAGACGAGGTGGTGGTGTAAGAGCTGCACTTGACCAAATGGCACAATGGTTACATGATTATGATTGTAGACATTGGATAGTAGAAGAAAACGGATTTCAAACTGCTATACGACAAGATGCTGCTATTAAAGAATTTACATTACGTACTGGTATAACTGTACAAGGACATTTGACTGGCAAAAATAAACACGACCCACTTTATGGTGTTGGTGCTATGGCAGATTTGTTTGAAGACAAAAGAATTATTTTACCTACTGGTGATGGTGAATCTAATGCAAAAGTACAGAAATATAGGCAACAACTGTTATACTTTGATGGCAAGCCTGTTTCTAAACGAAACAAGGAAAAAACTGACATAGTTATGGCAAGTTGGTTTCCTATGAAAGTTTTTAGGCGTATGCAAAAAGAGCATGCTGCTGACATAGGATTAGACTACAATCCTAGTTATGGAGATTATAAAATGACGGAGATGAACGAAGCACCATGGGCATAGAAAATTTAGATGTAAAAAATTATCAAGAGATAGTTAGAAATGCTTCTGAACTTACATCTGGTAAGTTAGTACAAGAAAGACAAATTTCAAAAGCTAGAATTAAAGCAATTCTTAATGGTGGTGCTGATGGTATAAAAGCTTTACTAGGTAACACAATGGAAACCTCTGATGCTGATTTATTACCAGCTCCTAACATGTTGCAGTCTGGTATTGACCGACTTGCACAAAAAGTATCTGGCATACCTCAAGTTAGAGTAGATGTACCTAACGATAATGATTCTGCTAGAAGTAAAATGCGTGCAGAAAAATTAGAACGTATTGTTACTAACTATGACGACAAACAAGGTTTATTACATCAATTACAACAGGCTGCTAGATGGTTACCTGGTTATGGTTATTGTGCTTGGGTAATTACTACAAAGAGAGATACCAATGGTTTCTTTTATCCTAGTGCAGAACTACGTGACCCTTATGATACATTCCCAGGTAACTTTGGTCCTGACCAACAACCTAGAGAAATGGCTGTAGTAAGAAGAATACCTAGATACAAACTTGCACAAATTTATCCTGAGTTTGCAGAACAAATATTAAAACAAGACGAAGATGCAGAAGAAGCAGCACCAGATACTGCTACACCATTTATGTCTTATGAAAACAACAGAGAACAAGGTTGGGAAGACAATACATATGCTGGTGTAAGAATTATTGAATACTATGACATGGGTGGTACTTATGTAGTATTCCCAGAACGTAATATGATTTTAGATTTCATACCTAACGTTTTATCAACTCCACCATTTGTATTTATGAAGCGTGTGTCTTTTGACCAACTAAAAGGACAATATGACCATGTTATAGGTTTGATGGCAATGATGGCAAAGATAAACATTATGTCAGCAATAGCAATGGA